GGTTTCTACCCTCCCAGGGGGACACACCGCCGCGCGTGTCGCAAATTGATGTCGGGATCAGCCTGTATCGTCTTCTCCGGTGAGTTTTGGAGAGAGAAAGTCTACTTTTTCAGCGCACTCACACGCGCCTAATAGACACATTTTTAAGGGTATTTTTGTCTGTCTTATTTATTTCTCTTTCCTGTCCCCGATTGGTACCCAATATATTGGGGACAATTTACCTATTGGGGACAAAGTTACCTCTATGCTATTTACCAAGGGTAAATAGCAGTTACTGAATTACCGTGTGGTAACTCAGTAAATAATAAGTGGAGTACGGACTTGCAGATTTTTACAGGGGGCCCATTTCTTTTCTTTTTTGTGATTTAGATTTTTCATTCAACGTTAATTTTTTCACGCTAGGTCTGTCAGTTTTGTCGCTGCGCTCCCTTTTCTTTCTGAGTATAAATCTCTCCATTCTAGTTCTTTGTTTTCTTCAGTTTTATGTGGTTTTTGCTTCTTTTTTGTTTTATCTTCATAATCATGGTGATGATTATGATAATTGACTTTTCTTTCTCTTAATTACATGTTTAATAGTGATATCACTATCAAACATAAATATCTCCACCAACTAGAAATACTGGAACTACAATTGAACGCGTATATAATTCATGTCCACATATCATCATGCAATTACATTATTTAAACGAACAACATGAGAGAGCCAAGAGCACAACAACAACAATGACGATCACGTACAACAACAAGAAGGGGATGCAGTTCATCATCAACGTCAGATTGAGGGATGATAATTCAATTCTTGTGCAGGTTGACCTGTTCTCCACCAAGTCAGCAGCACTATCCAAGAAGAGGTTCCTCATCCCATACAACCACCACGGGATCATCCCACCATTCGATTTCAACAGTCTGGAGGAGAGGATATCCACTATGCTCAAAGATATGTACAACGAATCTACCATTGGGGATTTCAAGCAGGAAGATATGATAGAGATGATCGATATAATCCTGATGGCAGAGGCTCCAGTGATGGCTATAGATTTAGGGGAGGACTACCATGTATTTAATGGGGTCATTGTATAAATAAGTGTTTCTCCTGTATGCATAACTTGGATGTCTGTATGTTTCAAGTCACGTCAATACAGTGCTAATTATTAAAGGCCGCCTGACTTATTTAACCAAGCCCACCAATACGGATGGGCCTGTGCCAGGCCCATCAACTCTTTTTTCTTCCCCCGTGAGTGGGTCCCACCAACTGAACACCAGAGGAACCGCTCGCCACCGGTAATATTATAACGGTGGCGAGCTAAGCTCCGGCGTAGCTAAGGCTGCTGCGTAGCGTAGT